GTTTTTTAGAGTAAATTTATTTTTTACTTTAAATTGGGTTTAATATTGTTTAAGATTTTAGAGTAAATTATTTTTTTTATTCGTCCTCCAAATTCTTTGAAGCTCCAATAATTTCTCCTTATTATCCTCATACCATTTATAACATGTCCTTGATGGATAATTGCTATTTAGATTTGCGTTTAAAGCTTCAAACCAATATTTTTCTCTCAACCCAGCCTCTTGTCTATTTATGCAGGAACACTTTTCAAGAACCACCATGTCCCAGTTATCCCATCCTCCATTTTCTCTAATAAAATCATATAATTTTCCTTTTTTTAAATTGTTGCATGCTAACTCATGAGTCCTTTTCCTATTTTTAAAATTTATTGTTAAACCAACATACGTATTTGTTATACTTTCATCTTTACAAAATATTTTATATATTGTAGTATTTTCATAAGGAAATATAATATAAGGTTTATTTAACATTTTATATTATAATTCTATTTGAAATTTTTAAATCAATATTGTTGTTATATTTACTTTAATTTAATACAAAAAATTAAAAAAATTTAAAACAAATTAATATATAATATATTAAAGGCAATATAATATATTATTCAAATGGATACAAAGTCTATTACGATTACAGATGAGACAATTCTCTCTTATTACAGAACTAACCCTCATGTAGATATTGTTGCAATTAACCTTATGTTTATTGATATTCTAAAAAATCTCTCTACTAATCTATCTGCAACTATCAATTCAACTATCAACTCAAAGATTCTATCTATCGTTTCAGATATAGACAAGAATGTATCCTCTTTTCGGACTGATATTATTACCAACTTTAATGAAAAGCTTAATCAAACCAAAAAAGAATATGTTGAAGATTTGAAGACACAGCTAACAAATAATATATTATCAAATAATGAAAAGCTATCTTCTCTAATTGATCGGAATGCAGATAGTATATTAGCTAAGACAACCTCTATCATTAATGATATTATTCCTAAGAGTCAAGACAAAAATTATACCCAAATTGAAAATTGCATCAAGACCTTTTGCTCGTCCATTGAACAAGATACTAAAAAATTACTTGAAACAAAGCATAAGGATGAAAATTCTGCAAAATTTATTATAGATAACATTGAAAGCAACTTTTCTAAGATGGTTTCAAACATTCAAACCCCTATTTTTCATTTGGTTCAATCAAGTGAAGAGAGAACAATCGGAGGAATCCAAAAAGTAAAGGATGAAATTTCTCAACAAAAGCTTATACAAGAAAAGCTCACTGCCGAATTGAATGATTTCTTGAATAAATACAAGCATAATTCCACTTTGAAAGGCGGAGTTTCTGAAAATGAGTTGTATTTTATGTTGCAGTCTATTATGCCTAGTGATGAAGTAATTAGAGTTTCATCTGAAACTGCAACCTGCGACTTCAAGGTTAATAGAAAAAATAAGGACAAACCAACAATTTTGTTTGAAAATAAGGATTATAATCGCAGTGTTACAACAGATGAAGTAACAAAGTTTGAGCGAGATATTAAAATTCAAAAGGCACACGGAATATTTATTTCTCAAAATACTCCTATTACCTTCAAGGACAGTTTTCAAATTGATATTATTAATAATTTAATTCATATTTATATTCCAAACTGTCAATATGATACAGAAAAACTCAAAATTGCAATTGATGTTATTGATAATCTATCAGCAAAGTTAAAAATTATTAATAATGCAAATGAAGTTGATGAAGACCATATGTATCCAACTACTAAAACTGACATTGAAGACCTTGCAAATGAATATCGTAATTTTGCTGTTCAGAAACTATCAATTATAGAGATGGTAAAAGCAAGTAGCAAACTACTATTAGATAAACTTGAAGATATTCAGTTGCCCAAGATCAAAAATATATTGACTAAGTTTGGCATGATTGAAAACGAGAATCTCAAATGCCCTCATTGCAACATTTATGAAGGTAAAAATAAGGCCAGTTTGTCTGCACATTTTAGAAACTGTAAGGCAAACTCTTTCAAGAAAAAAGATGATAGCGACTCTTCTTCGGAAATTATTATAGAATCTGTAGATATGGAAAATACCGTTATTGAAACTGAAAATTCTACACCAGTTGTTAAAAAAATTAGTAAGTCTAAGAAATAATGTTTATCTATATATATGTCTCACTACAAGTTCAATCTTAAATATATTTCAGAAATGATAGATGTTGAAGACCCCGGTAAATATTATTATAAATTCAAAGGTATGCAATTTTATTACAAGAAAAACGACAATACAGATAAATTAGTCGTTTGTTTTCACGGAGCAATGTTTGGAGACCCTTGTTCGCCAACCGGCATGGTTCAACTTCCGATTTTTAGAGGTTTTGACTGGAAATATAATGTTTTATGCCTTTCTGATAAATTATTAGAAGACTTTACAGATAAAAAACTAGAAGTAGGATGGTTTTTATCTCCACATAACTCTAACTATAAGCAGATTTATACTGAAATTATAACTTTTATACTAAAATTTTACAAGAATGTAATATTTCACGGTTCTTCTGCTGGTGGATTTCCATCTTTATATTTTGCATCATTATTTTCAAAGAAGGTTCTTGCACTCAACAGTCAATTCTACCTTGAAAAACATGGTCTATTCACACATTTCACGGAAATTACACAAATGAAACTTACTGATTTTGAAGAATATGACTCTGAAGATATAGTCACCAAATATGGGGCCCCTTCTCATGCTGTTATTTACTGCAATGAGAAAGATTTCGCTCACATTAATAACCATTTTATACCACTTAAAACCTTTATTGAACGAGAGAAATTAGAGAACTTTTTCACTTTTACTACCTTCTCAAATGAAGAAGAACCTCCGCCAGGTAAAACGCATCATGTTGTATTTTTACCCACAAATGTTTCAATGAGTTCTTTATTGGATAATTTGTTTGCAAAATAATCTTTATTCAACATCATATAATAAATAAATTTTTATTTATTATATTTTTTATTTATCAGAAGTCTTATCTATCACGACTTCCTTTGCAATATTTCTAACGATTTTGTCATGCTTTTTATCATCGTTTTCAAGAGTGGAACCGCCCATAGATTCAATCAATATATGTTGATACTCAATATGTTTTTTGGTTTCCGTATCTGCTGCAGATGGGTTCTCTTCTCTCCATTTCGGTAGCTGTTTAATGTTTTTATTCTCAATCCCTTTTATTGCCTGCTTTATTTTTATGTTTTCGCCATTTTCTTTTTCCCACGCATCTTTATCCTTTACATATAAGGTTTCTCTCTTGAGATCACTGCAATGAATTGGTCGCTTGAATACATCCAACTCTTTCAGATTTCTAATGAAGATTTTGCTCATCCCCTCTGTGTATCCTACTCTACCAATCATATCTAAATCTGATAATTGCAGTTTAATGGTGCTCACAAAATCCATAATATTCAGCGCATCTTTACACTGTTCATTCAAAAAGAACTGCAAATTGAAGTTATTATTATTATTTGTGGTGCTGTTATTAATAGTTTTACCTTCTTTTGCCATTTCCAATAATTGTTGTTGAAGTTTTTGATTTTCTTTATTTTGCTCTATTAACAGCTCTTTAAATTCTTTATTTTGTTTTACAATTTCAAATATAATATTATAAGACATGTCCGTTGTCAGTGGTTGAATTATTTGTTCTTGAATATTGCATTTTTTTTCGTGATACCATAAACTATTACGAGCACTATAATTTTTATTACATTTATTGCACGTGTAAATTAACTTTGTAGAGTTTTTTTGTTCTTTTTGTTCTATATTCGTTCTATCTATGTGCTTGCGTGTCAATATGTGACGGTCCCATTCATTTTTTTTACATGTAGAGTAGTCACACATTTCACACTTTAAAAAAATTGAGTTTTTTGAGTCTTTTTTCATTCTAAAACGTTCTATATCTATAGAACACAAAAAACTCCTAAACCTTTTTACGAAAAATGTATAAATTTTATCGTAACAACATTTTCCTCCTTTTTTTTGCATTTTAGAGCATTATGCTCAGAACGGGTTTTGAAAAACGTGTTTTCATGAAAAGGTCGGCGCTTTTGAAAAAAGGACATTTTTTTTGTCCTTTTTTGATTTTCACGAATACTTTTGACCCCCTGAAATCTGCATTCTTCTCTAATCCCCTTTTGGGATAATATATATAATACTCTTTCATACTTAAAGAAATGGGATGCAGGATTCTTTAAGTCCAAAAATATAAGATATAAACCGGTGCTTTTTGGTTCCTTTTTTAGTTGGTAGATTTTGCAATAATATTGCAATTTTTTTGTGATTGCATAAGCTGGACATATGTTTGTAAATTTTTCCACAATTACATGCAAAAACTTTGTCGGCGTTTTTTTGCGTTAGTATTGCGTTAGGATTTGTTCGGTTTTTATGTTTGCGTGTCAATGCATGACGCACAAAGTCACTTTCTTTGCTGCATTTAAAGTCACACGCCATACATACAAATTTTTCGGCGTTTTCTGGCGTAACCGCGTTAGGATTCATTAGGATATATTACTAACACAAAAAACGCCTAAACCGGTGCCTTTTTTTTGGTTCCTTTTTTTCAGTCGGGAATTTTGCAATAATATTTAAATTTTATTAGATATTATTATTTATGTATTTCCAGTATTACTTGAAATTTTATGGATTTAATACATGAATTGGATTTGGTTGTTGCTATCAACATACGCACCGCTAGAGTTGTGGTGGAAGAAGTATAAGAAGAGCATGTCAATCTTGGCCAAAAGTTCAGCCTCAGACGATGTGCGGTTGGTTTGCTCAAGGTTCAAAGCAGCCGTCAAGTAGTTGATTTGGGTTTGGAGATCCGCGAAATCACTGTTCTCTTTGCTGCTCAAGTTATCCACACGTGTGTTTAATGAGTTATCGCCATATTTCTTTCAATGACATTGTTATTTATATAATTAAATAATATAAATTAACCAAAATTTAAGCGTCTAAAAAAGGTTTGTTTTTGAATTGGTCCCTGATTATTAATAGGTTGGCCAGGTTGGTTAAGTAATTGTTGCTGCATGAGTGCTTGTTGTTGTATAAATGCTTGTTGTTGTTGTTGAATGAGTTCGTGTTGTTGCATGAACGCTTGCTGTTGCTGTTGCATGAGCGCTTGTGGTTGAATATGTGTTGGTTGTTTAAATGCTGGTTGCGAATATGGTGTTCGCGTAATTATAGATGACGAAACAATAGGAGGTGCAAAATCATTGGCATTAAAAATAGATGGCCCGCGTTTTACAGGTTCTACATTTGCAATTGTTGGTTGCATTGCAGGCGCTTGTTTAGGCGTAGGCGTAGGTGTGGGTGTAGGCGCGGGCGCGGGCGCAGGAGGAAAAGTAGATGGTTTGCGAGTTGTGGAAGATGGTAATAAAGAAGATAATGTGCGCGCGACATCTTCAGAAACATTTTTGGAGTTGAAATCAAATTTTGGAACCATAGGGAATGCATGCTCTAAAACATCTTTATCATCCGCCGTTTTTGTCATAACTTCTTCCAAAACCATTTCATCTTCATTTCTATTTTTAAAATAGTCCAAAATATCTTTCTGGAAAGACCTAGAAAAACTTTCCGACGGTAAAATTAAACCAACATCATCATATGCAATATCTGAATATGGGTTATATTGATACTTAATAAGTATGTCTTCTCTCCCATAATAGTTTCTATTTTCCTTTTTTCCGTGGAAATAGTGTCTGATTGGACCAGGAACATATCCAAGTTTCAAGCCTTCAACCTTATCTTGAAAACCTTGAACAAAATCTCGGTATCCTTGTGACATTCCCTTTTTTAATGATTCCACCGCCTTTTTAATAAATGCATGGGCCGTAATATTATCACCAGAACCCAAAATGCCCGCTTCAAATATTCCACCTAATTTATCATATGTTGCTCTATTGCAAGCCCACGCAAACCCAGGATGCCAATAATTTTCCCCTGTTCCCTTTTTAAAATTATTACAATATTGATAACAAAAACTAGTAAAAGTATTCATAATTTTCTTATCAAAGTCCATGTCAATGCAATGCGTAAATAGTTGAATAAAATCTTTTCCATTATCCAATAATTTGAGAGCATCTGTTGCCCAATGCGGACTATCAAACGCTACGTCAGCATCAATCCATGCGACAGCTTTCCAATCAGATGGCAATAAATGTTTAATGCCCATATTAATCATGTTTTCTTTATGCCATAAAGGTATCTTTCCTCGCACTTGTAGATGTCTTTTGTTGTCAGCTGACGTTATTTCAAATTCTTGATTATTATAAACTAATTCTACTACATATAGGATTACATTTGGTTCTTTTTCCATTCTTTTAATGAATTCGTTCGTTAGTTTATAACGGATTTTAAAATTGCAAGGATTTGAAACAACTGCCACCACATGAAGCTTTTCCTCAATTGGTTTATTATTCAATAATAAATATTTTGTATTATCATTAGTAATGCCGAGGTTCATGATATACTTTAAATTAACATTATTTTATTTAATACAAATTTTACTGTATTAAATGCGGAAAATCTGCGGATCGCGTCTTTAAGTTAAAAATTATATGTTATTTCAGATTAGGAATTTTCCCCACATTTTTATCGTTTTTTATATTAGCATGTCATCGTCGTTTTTTGTATATCTGCTTGAATCAACGGATAAAGCTACTTATGTAGGAGCAACCGTGGATGTTGATCGTCGTCTCAGACAACACAATAAAGAGATCAAGGGAGGCGCGCATGCCACGGGAGCTAAAGTTGCCAAGGGCGAAATTTGGCATAGGGTTTGCTACGTAAAAGGATTCCCAGATTGGCCCGCCGCTTTGCAATTTGAATGGCGGTGGAAACAATTGAGTCGCAAATTGCCGATAAATATGGAACCAGTTCAACGTCGCAAACAGGCGTTGGAACAGTTGCTCTCAATGGAGAGACCAACTACCAAGGCATTGGCTTATACTGAATGGGCATCTCCGCCCGAAATTGTTTGGGAATAAAGTTTTCAAAAAAAAAATAATGATCACATAAAAACTATGCGTCGGCAAAAAAATTGAAATGTTTTTTCAACTTAAATATTTAAACAACTCATGCATATATTAACAACAACAATCATGTCTCTTTATTCATTCGCGCCAGAGCAAGCTCATAAGTTTTCCGGGTTCTTCGGAAAATGTGTCCGTGGATATCACTTGCTCAATTTGGATCCTATTAAGGAAAGCGTTTGGGAAACCATTAATACTCAGGTTTTAACCCACTCGGGTTGCACAGTGTTCTCCCAAGCAAGCGGTTCTCATTCGCCTGGAAGTGACATTTCCAGCAGCGTTGGGAACTTTTCCAACAAGTCTGTCAAATACGAATCGTCGCTGCACAATCATATGAATATTAGCTCCTACCGTTTGACGGCTGTATGTTCAGCTAGTAGTCTAGGCAATATCAGTGAAATCGTTGCTGAAATAAATAAAAAAAAAAATTTTCAATATTACTCCATTATTGCAAGAGATGAATCTCCTGAAACGATTCATTACGATTGGATTGTTCTTCCAGCCGATCATCCAACGGTCAATCCAGCATCTTATACGTGGATGCCTATGATTGGAAAACGCGGCAAAAACAAGGATGCGCAAATCGGATGGCAAACAGATGTGATAAACGGATCTAGTATGAGCATCACGTTTAGCATGTCATCACAGTTGTGGATATCGGTTTCTATTACTGATGAAATGAAACATACTTTTACGGTTGCTAGCACGCAAGCTAAGAAGAAAACCATTATGGACTATGTTCAGCTTGCAGATAATTATCCAGAAGAGGTTGATGCCGGTTTAGTTTAGTTTAGTTTTATATTCAGTTTTATATTCTGTTTTATATTCTGTTTTATATTCTGTTTTATATTCTGTTGTTTTGTTTTGACTTGTAATTTAATAATAAATAAAATGTTTTTTTGCTAAGAACATGGAACAAGGAACAAAGAACATATTATTATTTTGAAAATTCAACTTTTTGACCGCGTTTAATATGCAATAATTTACATGTGCCGCCAAGCATCTCTATAATTAGTTCTCCTTTACCAGGATATGATTTGCACTGGTCTGTAGTGCATGGAGGACAGTTATGATGTATTTTGCTTATTTTTCCATTTTGAATAAAAATCACATCCAACGGAACTATGCAGTTTTTCATCCAAAATGCCGATTCCGGTGTATTCATAACAAACAATAGGGCATCAAATTTTCCATCAAATTTTTTACCCATCATTCCAAGGGTTGTTTCCATTGGGGTTTTTAAAACCTTTGTTTTAAAAGAATGCTGATTTATATGTGTTTGAATATACATATATAAATCATTCAGATAAGTTTTTTATTGCGCTTTTTTATTATTTTCTTCTTTAATAAGACCGTTCATTTCTCCAATTTCTTTTGTTTGGTCATTTACTATTCTTGTTGCTAATGCGCGAACTCGCGGCGATATATTTGGTTTGTCTAATATATTTTTGCTGGTAAATAACGCCATGTCATGATGTTCAATCATTTCTTTCAAATAATCAACCTCAGTTATAGTCACTTGTCTTCTATAAAGCCACAAAAAAACTCCAAAACAGATAAATAATGGAATATAATATTGATAACTCATAGTTTTATGTTGCATGTCATGCATTAATACTTCTAAAATGCCCATAATAAATGCCATACAACTTGATAAATATATTTTACTTACATTGTTTGTAATATTTTCCAAATTATATGCCATCACATTTGACATAATAAAATAATGCGTAATAAATCCAGTAATTATCATATAAAATACTGAAAATTTCATATCCATTTTAATCATTTATATAATAGAATATAATTTCGGATAAATTTTATTTTATTTCCTACGTTTGCGGGTAATATTTTTTTTGCTTTGAGAGCCTTTATTTATGAATTGATATATTTCGCCCTTTTTATCACATATGATTGTAACGATATCTTGAAAATAACTGCGGAATTCTTTGCGCATTTTGGGCAATTCATCAACGCACGTCCATCTTATTTCAGCTTTTTCAAATATTTTTGTTTTTTTAATAATTTCTCGGTCTAGATGTTTTTGCAAGAAACGTTGATTATTGTTATAGTAGTGCGGTAATGCTGGATCATAGTCCATTTTAAATATATGCATGCGATAATTTGTGTGCCCATTACTCATGTAATCAATATTGAATGTGCCTCGTTTTTTTAGCATCTTGGATAAGTCTTTATCACTTCCTAAAAAACCTGTTAATTCTTCACCACCTTCACGAATCGCCGTTTGCATATATGTTTCGGAATTATCCGTGCCTCCTCCGAAATCACTCCATCCTGGAGTATCGCAATATTCGTGTTCTTTTCCAAATAAAAAATACAATTTATCTTTATAAATGCACGTTGGTAATATTCCAGCTCCCATAATTTATTACAATATTATTTTTCTCTAGACAATTTATATGATGAGTAAAACTCAAACAAGAAAAAACTATAAAAATCGTCATATAAAAACAAAAAAAATGAGAAATCGCATAATAAAAAGTAAAACTCCAAAAGATATTGAACGCGTTAGTTTAGTTATTGCTAATTCATTAAGACGGCATGGTTCAGCAAAAGGGATTGAAAATCCTATCACTGGATATACACGAGGTTATGGTAAAAAATCTTCATATGCACCAACAATCAATCAACAATTAGTGTCTTTGAAATCTATACCACGAGAGAAAATTGAGGATTGCAATAATTCAAATGCGTTTAAACTATTGGAACCGCTAAAAATTGCCATTCCAGGAAAATATTACGGAAATTCCTGTTTAAAATATACTAATTCCGAGGCAAAACAGTTCTTATTGCATAATCTCTCGGCAAATAAACATATAAATCCGAGTATAGTTGTGCCTCCTATTCAAATGCAATCAAACTGTTGGTTCAATACAATGTTTGCCGCTCTTTTTATTAGCGATAAAGGCCGTAAATTTTTCCATTATTTTAGAGAACTAATGATAGAAAGCAAGCAGGCAGATGGTTCTAAAATACCAGATAAATTGGCAGATGCATTTGCTCTGCTTAATTTTTCTATAGAATCTGCATTAACCGGGTCAAAATTTGCATATGAACTGGATACAAATAGCATAATTAAACAAATATACGAGAGTATTCCGGATAAATATCATAAAATGTTCCCCTATTTGGTAGGCGTAGATGAAGCGAGTAACCCAATTAGATATTATGGAAGCATTATTAGCTATCTAGACGAGAGATCATTGCAATTCCTCTTTGTTTCAAAGTTGGAAACTGATTGGAAAACAAGAATTAATGCAGATGTTAAGAAATTGACACATAAACCACACGTCATTGTATTTGAAATTTTTGACAATGCTTCTAATAAAATGGTAAAACCGGACAAATTTAAGGTGGGAGATGCAGAGTATAAATTGGATAGTTGCATTGTGAGAGATACAACCCAGCAGCACTTTTGCGCAACTATTACTGGTGAGGGGGAGGAAATGGCATATGATGGAATGAGTTTTCATAGATTAGTGCCAATGCAGTGGAAAAATACGATAAATACGAAAAAAAGTTGGGGGTTTGAAGGGTCAAATAATTCTGATGGATCGCCATTAATGTGGTCTTTTATGCAAGGATATCAATTATTATTGTATTATCGTGTAAAATAGTGTCTTTTCTTCAAATTTTATTTTATTTTTATATATTAGTATGACTTTAACAAGAAAACTAAATTATAAAAATAAATTTTATCAAAACCATAAAACCCAAAATGTATCAAGAAAAATGCGTGGTGGTGGTCGTTTTAGTGATTATTTAAAGAGTTTTTTTAAACAGAAACCACC